ATTGAACCAACTCAGGATGCTAAAGCAGCACAAGAAGTTAATGCAGAAGATATGTCTGAAAAAGAACTCATGGCCAAGATTATGGAGTTAACTTCAGAGGAGTCTGAGTCCAAATCAAGTCACTAATAATTTATCGGAGAAATACAGATGGCTCACAAAGAATACTATTATGAAACAGACCATATGCCCGATGGAACACCAGACACGAGATGGCAGACGGCACCGGGTAGAGCGCTTAACAGAGGGGCAATAGCTACTAGACAGTTTGCCGAGGGAACTCGACAGGGGCACGATGCTATAGTTAACACATTTATGGGTGGCGTGGATGCTGCCGAACGGTTATTTGGTCCAAAGAATGTAAACACAAATACTATTGAAGCTGAAGGACCAATGAGGTTTGCTGGCAGAATGGTGGCTCCTATATGGGGTGATTATATGAAAGAAGCGCCACAGTTATTTTTGCAGCCTCCTATGCGAGTACCTATGACAATCATTCCAGAAATAGAAGGTGAAAGAGAAGTTGTGGTATTACCACCAAAAGGTAAAGTAGTACCCCCACTTGCAGTAACACCTCCTCCACTTGATGAGACAATGGACAAGTACTACGGGTCAATAGAGCCTGTGCTTGGTGTCCCCGAAGATAATCGTACAGAGTACGAAAAGTGGTTAGACTCTTTAAAAGAGGGCTGGAAGGCTAAGTAAATGGAAAACACAAAACAGGCCGTCAAGCTGCTTGCTGAACTTGAAAGACGGAAGAAGTGGGAGTTCTGGAAAGAGAACCCAAAAGAATTCTTTGAGGAGTGCTTGAAGATTTACCCGAAAGACGCTTCACTAGGGTTAATACCATTGGTACTCAACAGTGCTCAAGAAAAAGTTCTTGAAGACTTTGAGAGACAAATGAAGGATATTGGATATGTTCGTTCTATTATATCCAAGTATCGACAGGCTGGATTCTCTACCATTAGTTCAGCATACATATTTCACAGATCTTTATTCTACGGAAACACAAGGTCGGTAGTTATCTCATTAGATAAGCCAACCACGGAAAGTATTTTTAGTATGTCTCAAACATTCTGGAATGAACTCCCAGAAGATATGCAACCAGAACTTGACAAGTCTAACGTTAGAGAGATGTCATTTAAAAAGAATGGTAGTAAGTACCGAGTGTGGACCGCAGGTGCGGAAAACCCCGGAAGAGGAACAACCAACACTTGTCTACTGGCTGATGAGGCCGCGTTCTGGCAGAATGGTGAGCGTATCCTAGCGGGTATGTTCCAATCTATTGCATTACTTCCCGGAAGTATAATAATAATCAACAGCACCTCCAATGGTGCTCAAGGTGTTTATTATGATCTATGGAACAAAGCTGAGAGAGGCGAGGGGGTATTCAAACCTCTATTCGTTCCTTGGCACTTACAGGATGAATATAGATTAGATTCTCCGGATGGTTTTGAGCTTACTCCAGAAGAGGAGGGGATGAAGAAAGAATACGGTCTTGATAACGCCCAGATTTACTGGAGAAGAATTAAGATATCTGAAACATCTACGTCTACCTTTAAGCAGGAGTACCCGTTTACCGCAGAAGAGTCTTTTATTCAATCAGGATCATCTGTATTCAGTAAAGAGATACTTGATAAGTACATAACATCATCACCGCAATCCATACGAGATTTTAATGAACCCTTCAGTTCTTTCGATGAATCTTCAGAGGGGGCGTTAAAGATATGGGAAGCTCCTGTCAAAGACCAAAAGTATTTAATTGGGGCTGACGTTGCATTGGGTGTGCGTGGTGACTATTCGGTTGCTACGGTTATGAACAAGGACAGAGAGGTTTGTGCTGTCTACAGGAATAATAAGATAGACCCTGTAAGGTATGGCAAAATGTTGTTCTATCTTGGCAGATGGTACAACAATGCTCTTATATGTCCTGAAAGCAACTCTGTTGGTTTGGCTACAGTTCAACAGCTGTACGGCATGAACTATCCGAATCTATACCAGCAAAGGAAGACAGCTAACACTGCGTCTGACAATATTAATCACTTGGGGTTTAAGACTACTGTATCCACAAGACCTCCAATCGTGTCTAATCTTAGACGAATGATTGAGGACGAGGATATCATGATACCTTGCGAAATGATTATAGGTGAGTTGAGAAGCTTCATTGTTACCGAAGGTGGTAAGGCTGAAGCATCTACAGGTCACTATGATGATATGGTAATGTCACTTGCAATAACTTGCGAAGCCTATAGAACACATGGACACGCCCTAACTAATAATGCATTTAGCTGGGGGGAGGTAAACTTACAACATAGTCAAGACGATACTAAGTGGCTATAGGAGATATTATGGGCATTTCAAACAACAAAAACGTTTGGCAAGGATATACAGTTGATGAACTGTATGACGCTTTTAAGCATGCTGAGACCGGAGGAGAGTCAAACCCTTGGATTAGAACCAAGGTTAGACCAAAAGGCGGAAGCACCGCATACGGGCCAGTACAGTTAACAAAAAGACTTGTGGATTTATATAGGGAAAATGAACCACAAGTACTTGCTCCATATTCAGATATATTAAAAAAATTTGACAAACAAGCTGAATTGTTTAAAACCCATGGTGCAGAACCAGAAAAACAAAGAGGCTACAATACTATATGGGATTATGGTGGTACTGGTTTCAACTGGTCAGATAAAGAAAAAGATCAATATGAAGTTATGAACAAAGCAATAATGAGCCATATGATGACTTATCAGCCCGATATGGACTCTTTTATATCAGGCTGGAGGGGTGAAAGCAGGGGTAATGATAGAGATTATTATGAAAGATTTGACAACTTTCTTAATCAACCATAGAGAGCGAGAATGAAAAAAGAAATCGAGAAGATTGATGACGACATGCTGATTCAGTCTATTGACCGACATATGCGAAATTCGGTTGGTGGATATACAGGGTCGTCAGATTTAAGTAAACGCAGAGAGAACTCTGTATACGAAATGAGCCTTGATCCAAAAGGCGACTTGGCGCCACAAGGCGTATCTAAAATCGTATCATCCGATTCGGCTGAGATAGCCGAGGGGTATACGGCACTGTTAACCAAGTTACTATTAGACAACAATAAACTAGCATTATTCGTCCCTTACAGCAACGAAATGGCTGGAATAAAAGCCTCCCAGATTGCATCTGACGTAGTTAACTATTGCTTGTTCAACTCTAATCCAGACGGTTGGTCGAAGCTGTCCACTTGGATTAAATCAGCAGTTGTATTCGGTAACAGTGCCATCACGTGGGGTTGGGAGGAAGATTACGATTATATCGTAGAGGAATACGAAGAGGTGCAGGAAGCAACTCTAGACCACCTCCTTGCAGATCCTGATATTGAAATTGTTGGTGACTTAAATCTATCTTCAGATTATAGTGTTAATCCTGACGGAACTACCTCAGTAGTTTATCAGGACGTAAGACTTCGCAGAACTATAGATAAGTCTGGGGTTAAGTTACGCAACATACCTCCAGAGTCTTTCATGATTGATAAGACGGCCACAACAGTACATGATGCCAAGTTTGTTGGTATCGTTACTGAAATGACACGATCAGATATTCGCAAGATGTGGCCAGATTTCAAAGGAGACTTAAGTGAACTAGGTGAAGAGTCTGGTATTAAAAGTAACTGGTCTTATGAATCGTTCGCTCGAAGAGATTCAGCGGGCGTGGACAATTGGTTGTCCAATGATAATGACGAGGAAGACGAAGCTAACATAAGTATAACGGTTGTTGAGTGTTGGTTAAGAACCGATAGAGACAATGATGGTATTGCAGAGTTAAAGCACGTTATTAAAGCTGGCAATACAATACTAGAAGAAGATGATGTAGCCTATATTCCTGTTGGTGTACTCAATCCAATTGAGATACCTCATGAATTTTATGGCCTATCTCTTCTTGACATGGCTCGCCCTCAAACACAAGCTACCACAGCAATCCTTCGTGGTTTCGTAGAGAACGTTTACTTCGGTAATTACGGCATTAAGCTTGCAGATCCAAACGTGGTGGATTTTTCTGCATTACAGAATCCTACACCAAAACAAATCGTACCTACTAACGGCAACCCGGCAGCAGCTGTTCAGCAATTGCAGCCAGAGCCTATAAGCTCAGGAACCGCAGGTATGTTAGAGTTCCTTGGATTACAGAAAGAACAATCCACAGGACTTACTAAAACAGCAATGGGTCTTAATGATACACTATATGTATCTGGAAACTCAGAAGCTAAAATGTCTGGAGCTCAGAATGCTGCACAGATACGCATAGAGCATATAGCCAGACGATTTGTTGAGACAGGTATTAAAGACCTGTGTCGCGGTGTCTTGAGAGAGATGAAGAGGAATATGAAGAACCCTGCCAAGTATAAAACTACCGAGGGTTATGCTTCATTATCAGCACAAGAGCTACAACTATTACCATCCAATATGGACCTAGAAGTTGATGCTAACATTGGTGAGAACTCTAATCAATCACTGGGGCAGAAGTTGCTACAACTATCGCAGCTGCTACCTCAAATGGCTCAAACGCCAACATCAGAAGCCTACGTTAATCCAATGGCTTCTTACAACTTAGCTTTAGATATTCTGAAGAATATGGGTATGGATCCTACAAGATTCCTGAACGACCCAAGCACCAAGGAGTTCCAACAAGCTAAGCAACAGTCTGACCAGAAAGCACAAGAGAGAAGAGAGCAACTTGAAAAAGTTGAGGTTGAAGGTGCACAGTTGGATCTTAATACTAAGTCAGCCAATATCAGTCTTATCATGGCTGAGGCCGATAACAAGAAGATTGACAATAAACGTCAATTGTTGCAAGCCACAGATGATTCTAATAGAGAGTGGGCTGAACTTAAGGTTAAGGCAGAGGGCACTGAAGGTGCTCAAGTGCCAATGAGAGAGTCTGTAGACTTTATGTCCCTATATCAGGATACTGAAGAACAACAGAAAGTACAGGAGCAACAAGCCCAGCAAGAAATGCAGATGCGTCAGATGATGGCACAACAGCAAGGACAGCCTCCTATGATGTAATAATATGTGAGATGATAGATGACAGATTACAAAAGACACCCGGGTCACAAGCATGGCTCGGATGGTAAACCAAAAAAAGTATCTCCTTATGATGATTCGCAGCGTGTCCTTAATAAAGGGTACCAGTGTTCTGAAATAAAAGATGCTATGACAATGGTTACTGAAGATATTCTTAATAGCCTGTTTAAGGATTGGTTGGAAACCAAACACTATGAAACAGAGCGTAGAGAGTTTATCTATAAGCTAGCTATTAGTCAAGGAGCCGTGATGGGTAATATTGATAAAGCCATTATAGCTAAGGATAATAAAATCCTACAAGAAAAAAATGCCAAAGGAGAATGATGAATGAGCGATGAGGCACTATTAAAATTGGCGCTAGAAAAGGTTGAAACACAACTAGCAGCTAATATCAAGGCGCTTTCAGTTGGAAGAAACATGAATGTTTACGCGCATGATTTTAACGCACTACTGAGTGCAAAAGATAATCTTGAAAACTTAATGACACCATCAGGCAACGATAAGCTTGTTGAGTGTGAGGTTTGTGGAGAGATTACAAAGCAGCCTGTGTACAACAGATGGCACGGGAAGAACTGCAAAAATAAGAAATAAGAGGTTTTATTACAAACCTTTAAGATGATTGACTGATGATAGAGACTTGTAATAAGGTCTCTTATTTATAGGAGAAACAATGTCAGAAACAAGAAGCGAAGCTACCCAGAATACGGATGAGTTGCATGAATCTGATTTCGATTTTGACACCTTGGCGGATGAAGTGTTAGGTTTGGAACCTGATGAGGCTACCCAAGAAGATGTTGATGCGACAGAAGAACTCGAAGGCGAAGATCCCAGTGCTGACGAGGACGCTGATGAAGTAGGTGAAGAAGAGAGAGATGAAGATGAAGGTGAAGCAGAAGATGAGGATGAGTCTGAAGAAGACGCTACCCAAGATGAAGAAGCAGAAGCCTCAGATGAAGCAGATGAGATTTCAGAAATAGACCCTGAATTCCTTGTTCCAATTAAAGTGAACGGGGAGAGTTCAGAGGTTTCTATGGAAGAGCTTATTGCGAATTATCAAACAAAACAACACCTGTCGAAAAAAGGGGACGAACTAGCAGAACAGGCTAAATCGTTAGAAAATACTGGTAAACAGGCAGAGGTTTATGCTCAGGTTAATGCACAACTACTTAAGCAAGAAGACGAGAAGGACTTAAGAATTCTCAAAAACTTGCAAGAAAAAGTAGACAAGGCATTTGAAGAAGATGATTACGAGGCGGCGAAACTTAATAACAAGTTGTCAAAGGCTAAGGAAGAATACTCTTCAAGAAAATCTAGCAGAGACAGTCTGATGTCCAATATGACTCAAGCACTACAAAATCAACAAGAGGAACATTTTGCGAAAAAGGTTGATCACTTTAATGAAGTGGTTAAAGACCTAATTCCAGATTGGTCTGAAGATGTTGCTAAGTCTAACCGAAAATTTGCTTTAGATATCGGCTTAGATGAGGCAGTGGTGGATACTATGACGGACCCTATGATGGTCAAAGCTATTGATAGCTTTAGAAGACTATCAGAGAGTTCTGACAAGGGGAGTGCTAAAAGGAAGAAGACTCCTGTCAAAAGAGTTCCAACGAAGAAGCCAAGTTCTGCAGCAACTAAAAAATCTAACAGGGTTGATGACTCCAGACGTAAAATATCGAAAGGCAGGGGTACTGAAAAGGATGATGAAGTTCTTTTCAATAATGCCATAGATGAAATGTTCGGATAAAGCCCTTTTAAAATAGGTAGAAAAATGGCTACAAACTTTAAAACTAGTAACCAAGGTTCTTTGAGAGAGGATCTGGCGAACTATATTTCAAATATCTCTCGAGACATGACCCCGTTCATGTCGTCAATTGGCAAGAGCAAAGCTACACAAACTTTGCACGAATGGTCAACTGACACACTAGAGGCTGCTACTCTACAAGCTGCAGCTGAAGGTTCATCTTTTGCTGCTAGCAGCTCTCCAGTTATCCAGCGTCTTGGTAACCGTACACAAATCTTTACTAAAGGTATTACGGTTTCAGGCACATTGGAAGCTGTTGATAAGGCCGGTCGTAAGAGTGAATTCAAGTATCAAACAGAAAAGCGTGGTAAGGAAATTGCACGTGACATTGAGAAGACTTTAGTTTCTGATCAAGTGTCTACTGCCTCTGCCTCTGCTTCTGGTTCTATTGCTGCTGGCGCCCGTCTTATGGGTGGTTACGCTGCTTGGGCTGGTAAAGCTGTTGATGCTTCTGGTGGTACTCTAACACAAGCTACAGGTGATGGCTCAGATGTTGCAACAGTTTCCGGTGGTACTGCTGCTGCATTTACTTTAGATCAAATCAATGATGTGCTTCGTCAAATTAATGGCGTAACATCAGCGGCTCCTTCTAAGGTAATGATGTCAACTGCACAGAAGGTAGATTTCTCTAATCTTGTTAATGCTGGCACAGGTACTAATGTACGCCGTAACATTGACGAGAAGGGTAAGCTACGCCAATCAGTTGATCTTTATGAGTCTGACTTTGGTGATGTAGAAGTTGTTCATAACTACTTGATGGGTGATACAAACGTATTTATTTACGATCCTTCACTACTATCAGTAGCTACACTTCGTCCGATTCACTTCCGTGATATCAACGAAGACGGTGACTCTCTACGTTCTTTCATGGTTTGCGAGCATACGCTTGAAGCCAAGAACCCGGATGGTAATGGTATCCTAGTTGGTACTACTACATAAGGCACTTAACAGGTGAGTTAAAAACGCCCCCTTTCATTAGGGGGCTGTTTTAAAAAATAGGAGAATAAAATGGATAATAAGTATAGTTTTGATATGAGAACTAAAATGCATGACAGTGGCTTAGTTGAAGTATCACAAGATGTTTCGTCTCACTTAGATTGGGCAAAGGCTCAAAGAGAGCGAAGCAAACAATCAAGATTGGATAGGGGTTTTAAACCATATTGCAATATACCAGATTCAGTATCGCTAGATATTATGACCAAGTACGGCATTAATATTCATGGGGATAGCTATACTAGAGATGATTTAAAAAAAGTTAAAGAGATTATCAAAAGAGATTACCCCAAACTAATGTACTACCATTAAAACATAGGAGACCTAAATGGCCATTACTAACCAAGCTACACTAAGAACAGCAGTTGCAGACTGGCTGAATAGGTCTGATTTAAGTGACTCTCAAATAGATATTTTTATTGAGATAGCTGAAGCTAAGATTTATGAGTTACTAAGAGTACCACCTCTAGAAGCTGTTGAAGGATTTTCTGTAACATCTAGTAACTCTAGTATTACGATACCCTCAGGGTTTATAGAGTTGATAGAGCTCAGACACGTTAAAGGTGGAACCTGTTCTCTATCCCCGACAACCAATACCACTAGAGCTTTATGTTCTGCAGCTGGAGGTACTTGGACTGACTCAGATAAAGACGATGATGTTTCTCTGAGAAGAGTGGACGGTAAATCTTTCCACAACAACAAACTAACTAATGCTTTCACTAGAGAGCAGAATGACTTCTTGTTAACAGACAAGAACGGTGAACAGAAAGCTTCTGGAGAGTATGTATTAAAATACTACAAATCTGAAAGTCCGATTGGAACGACTATAACAGTACCTCTACTAGGTACAGTTGAGGCGATACCTTACATTTTAGAGACCGAATACGAGACAGTACTATATGCGGCATTAGCCACAGGGTCTGTCTTCCTTGGTGATCCTGAAGGAGCACAGATGTACGACGCTATGTTTACCGATAAGATAAATAGTCTTAACGATAAAGCAAGACGAGCAGAACTAAAAGGTGGAACATTTACACAAGTTTATTCTGACGGTTTGTTATAGGAGATATTATGCCCAGAAATTCATTTTTTGATGGTAATGCAGGTGATGCGTTAGCTATCGACAACTCAGCGGCAGCAGCAGCTATCTCAGAAACTAATGCCGCTACAAGTGCTACTAATGCAGCAACTTCAGCAACTAGTGCTGCGGCATCCTACGATTCTTTTGATGACAGGTATCTGGGGGCAAAAACAAGCAATCCCACTTTAGATAATGATGGTGACGCTTTAGTTGACGGTGCTATGTACTTCAACACCACAAACAATGTAATGATGGTGTATGACTTAGGTGGCACTACTTGGAAGAATATCATACCAACGTCATCAGAACAAGCAAATATTGATACTGTCTCTGGTATCTCAGCTAATGTAACTACAGTAGCTGGCATCTCTTCAGATGTCACAGCGGTAGCTGGCAAATCTACTGAAGTGGGTCGACTAGGTACAGCTGATGCTGTTGCCGATATGAACACATTAGGTACTGCTGATGTAGTAGCAGATATGAATACTCTAGGCACTGCCGATGTGGTAGCTGACATGAACACATTAGCTACATCAGATGTAGTTGCCGATATGAATACGTTAGGT